CGCCACGGTCAGCCGCTGACCGGCGCAAACACCCCCGAGTCTACGAGCGTGGATGCGCCCCTGGGTGCATGGGAGGTTGCCACGATTCCGCAGAGCGCCACCGAGGAGGCACCTCAGCAGGCTGCCCCGGTTGCCCCGCAGGCACCGGCTGGCCCGCTTGCACCTGAGCCCCCGGTAGCCCAGCAGGTTCCGGTTGCTCCGGCGGGCGGTTTTGGTGAACGTGATTCCTTTGCGGCCTCCGGTAGTGGGGTTCCACAGCAGGAGAGCGCTGCTGAACCCCAGCATGCCCCAAATCCCCAGGGTGAGCCGGAGTCTCCGTTCTCGCAGGAGCCCCCTCACCTGGAGGAACCTCCGTATGAGGAGGAGCCCACCTTTGAGGATGAGCCTGCCTACACTGAACCGGTTGAGGCACCCGCGATGCCCGCAGCGCCTGTAATGCCTGCTACGCATGCAGCACCGGCTGGTCCGCTCGCTACTCCGGTTGCCCCAACAGACCCCCTTGCTGCGGCAGGTCCGTTGGCAGAGACACCGCAGACGACTGCGGCTGATAATACTCCAGCAAGCGATGTGAAGCCCGCAGCGCCAGCTTCTAACGCACCTACCGTGCCGACTCCTAACGCACCGGCGGGCACGGCCCCCCCCCCCCCTCCCAGGAAGGCGGCAGAGGCCGTCATCTGAATAAGTTCCCCCCCGCCGGGGTCTCAATGAACGTCTTCCCCGGGTCAAGGTCATACTTACGCGCTAATGGCCCTTTCTTCTGACAAAAAGCACGAACCATTCTCATCGTGTTAGCGGTTTGGCTTTCCGACACGGCCACCACCTGCACCAACGGCATGCTCATCGGCTTCGCTCGTACCCCGAAAGGCTCATGGCGGTCGAACCCGTCATACCGGCACGGGCCAAGCAGCTCAAACAAACACATGGCCGCAGCGAACGGGGACTTGCCGCTTCCCTTCGCCAGCCTTCTAATTCCCTGCCTGTACACAAAGTTTCCCTTATGGTTCAGGGCGTAGAAGTGAGCCAGGAACGTGATTTGCCTGTCTGTCGGGATGAACGGCTGGCCGGCTCGCGGCCCGTTCGGCTGGATCAGATTGTCCATCATCCAGGCGGCAGCATGATAACCGAGTGTCCTCTCGGGGAGTCCTTGGGGGAGTGTGTCGGTCCGCTCCCGGGGTGCGGGGAGCAGGTCGGTCACTTCGCGGCCCGAGCCTTCGCCCACGCCTGGATAGCAACCACGCCAGCAGACTCAGCCTCAGACTCGTCGACACGGTTGATCTCGATCTGGACTCTACGCCGGTCTCCCTCCGTGAGGAGCAGGGAGGTGAGCATCGTGTTCACCGCGGCCAGCATGGTGGGGGAGCGTCGCTCCTGCTTCTTGTAGTTGGAGAGGTCCTCGCAGGCGCTGTACAAAATAACCCAGTCTGAGGGTTCGTAATAGCGGGTGAACGTGGAGTCCTCCACAGCCTTCCAGAGCTTCTTCGCGATAGGATGCCAACTGGAATCCGGCTTGGGGGGCTTCACCTTGTCGGCGACCACATTGACGGGCTCTACGCCGTGCTCCAGTTTCCTGGCCTGCGTGGTGCGGTGCCCCTCAGTGCTGCGCTTCGGAATCGGGCCCTTAACTCCCATCATCGCCTCCTACAAGTATCCGGGGTGTTTCTTCTTCGGCCTCAGACCTCGAGGCTTGTTGCCTCGATTATAGCGGCGCTTCCTGGCTTCCACTGACTGCTGCTGGGTCCTGACCATGTGGCAGTGCTGGCAGAGGGCCCGCAGATTATCTGGGGCGTGCGGGCCATCCGGGAAGATGTGGTCCACCTGGTTCGCCGGGCTGCCGCAGAACACACACAGGCCGCCGTCTCGCTGGAGGACTGTGCGCCTGATCTTACCCCAATCCTTGGGGAGCTCTTTGCGGCGCCTGGACTGTCTACTCCACATCCGGAGACCCCTCTGGGACAAATACGTGCGAAACGTTGACTCTCACGCACATGCCAGACTTCTCCCAAAGGAACGCCCCGAGAATAGACTCGACGACAGCTCGCGCAGCCACGAACTCCGCCCAATCCTCGTCAGCGTCGAGGTCGACTGGAGGAATGCGGCAGGTCTTGAGAAGAGCCAGCTTAGCCTTCTTGAGATTCTCCAATGCTGGCTGGATGTCGTCCATGGCTACCCCTCCACATCAACTTCAATGCGGGCATCCAGCCCGTACCGGTCAGTGAAGAACAGCTCCCCGTACTCCTCGACAGCCTCCGCGGCTTCCTGCACGCGGATGACCGCCTCATCCTGGTCGGCGTCACGCCTGTGGGCGGGCACGGCGCGGGCGCCGCACTGCTCCTCGTTATTGAGTGCGTCCAAGAGTTCGTCGACCGCACAGTCAAGGGACGCGAGAATAACCTTGTTGTGCACCTCACTGAGACTCATTTCGTGTCCTCCGGGTGGTAATGGGCTTCCCCTCGGCAGAGAGGGAGCCAGCACGAAAATCAAACAGGTAGGCTGGGGCGGCGGCCTCCCCTCCGAAGGAGGCGTGCTGAATGCTCAGGTAGTCGCCCGGGTACACGTAGAAGTCCTTCTGCCCCTCATTCCTGAACACCAGCGTCCCCTCGTCGGTCACGTCGGGGTGGTTGTCACAGAGGATGACGTCCACTAGCGGCTTAGCCTTGTCCCCGTAGACGAGAAGGTAAAGCATCACAATCCTTTCACCACGCGCTGGAGCGCTTGTCGGGGGGGAGAGGGCAGGGCTCCACGCAAGGGTGCCCCTGCGCGTACAGCTCGGCGACAGTCGGGTACCGGCGAACATCCGGGGCAATGCAGGTGCTGCACATGCCCTTCTTCCCATACGAGACCGTGCCCACCCACTCCAACGAGGGGGCGACACGGGGCCGCATCTTCATCCCGCAGCGTTTACAGTAATGCGGCTCCGACCAGTCAATACGGCGAGGCGCCCCACCTCCACGCCTCTTCTGCCTGTAGCAGGAGTTACAGAGACCCTTCACTCCGTAGGGGACTGTGCCCGGATACTGGCTGGCCTCGCTACGCGGGGGGCGGATAACACCCTCACACTCCTCACAGCGGGGAGGGTTGTTAACCCAGTCAATCTTTGCCATTACTTCACTTCCCTGATCAGAGTGCCAGCATCGCCAGAAACACAGCAGTCAGCGGACAAGCAGAAAGCCACTGCGTTGTTGCGGAGCTGGGCAGTACCACTATCACGCACGTACACCACCGACTCATGAAAAGCCTCCGCCATGGCCGAATCGCGGACCTCAACGACGCTCGTGTCCATAGCTTCAGCGCGTGAATGCTCAAACAACGACGCAGACGTAAATCCCCGCAAGCAACAGGAGGAGCTGTCCCCCATCTCCGCGGAGGCCCTCCCGAAGAGCACCACAGATGCTTCACAGGACGCCCTCACAAAAGCGGACCCGACAGCCTTCACGCGCACAGAATCCTGTGCTACGACAAAGGCGTGACCGCCAACCAAAACGGTGCTGCACCCGTGAGCGGTCACTGAAGCTTGATCCCGAACGCTCACGAAAGCAGAATCAGAAGCAGTGACGTACAGACAGTCCCGAGCGGTGACGGTAGAGCCATCCTTAGCGTGCACTCTCCGGCAGTTGACTGCACGGACGACCGAACACCCGGCGACAGAGAGCTGCTCGAAGCCTGAGGCCAGCACAACAACCCGACTGGGGGCGTCAACGTCAAGGCGGTCGAGGTCAGGGATGTCGACCGCGACAACACAGGGCGCCGGGCCCGGCGGCAGCCCCTCAAGGAACTGCTCCCACTCTCTGAGGGAGGTGAAGGTGCGGTCGGGGTTCATATTCTTTCCTTTCGTCGGCTGACCCACACAGTCTACCCCCGCTGGGGCTTCAGCGCAAGAGCGAGGCCCGCCCGGGAATGCGGGGGAGGAAAGGAACTCTACCCCGGTCCGTCCAGGCGGGCCTCTATCAGCGCGACCAGGATAGCAGAAGCTCGTCCGTACGATCAACCCCAGTCGGAGAGGCCATAGGAGCCGATCTGAGCGCCGACGATGAAGGAGTCTCTGAGGTCCCGACTAGGCCAGGTAGCCGAGGGTCAACGAGAGCCAGGTACGCGACTAGTCAACGAACCATCTCTTCCTCCATGCTCTCGTGAACCAACCAGGCCGAAGGCCAGGGCGACGACCAAGGGCCAACGGTCCGACGGTCGGAGCGAAGCGAAGACTCTCGCGTGAGCGCGCACGCGCGACACAAAGGTTCACTTAGGAGGTTCCTCTTTAGGGGTTAGTTGGCACTCTGGTGCAGAGAGGTCTGCACTCTGGTGCAGAGAGGTCTGCACTCTGGTGCAGAGAGGTCTGCACTCTGGTGCAAACTGATGGGGCGATAAAAA